TGAATATTTCCATTTTTATTAATATCTAGAGAGAGATTTCCAATATCTCCATTAAAATTAGAATCCCACTTTACTTGATTAAAGTTAGTAGGATGTTGTTTATTTTGACTATCATAAATAAAAGATTGTGAAAATCCTTTATTTTTAAAATAAGTATTTGACATTTATATATATTAAATAAAATAAATATATAAAATATGGAATTAAAATATGTTGAATTAGATAATACAGATAATACAAATAATACAAATAATGAAAAGTATTGGGAGTCTCAAGTAAAAGTTCAGCCTATAAAAAAGAAAGTGTCATTTGATGATATATTATTAAATATGAATTTAGTAGTAAATAATGCTGGTGTATTACAATTTATATCTCCACTACAAAATAATGATTTGATAAACCAAGAATCAGAAGTATATTCAACAAATGGAAAATTTCAGAGTATTAGAAGAATGAATAATTCTAGTTTTTCACAAAAAACAAAAGAAGAATCTGTAGAACCAGTTGTAAAACATAGTTATATTTATAATAAATATTTTAAAGATTATAAAAATCCAGGTGAATCAATACCAGAAATAAGAGTACCTCGATCAATGGAAGAATATAAAAGAATGTTATTAGAAGATAAAATAAAAAATATAAAAGAAAAGAATAGAATTTCTCAAATTAAATCAAAGAAATTAATATTTACAAATACTGGAAATATAAAAGCAAGTACTCCAGTTAGAATGATGAGATTTAATTAATAAACTGAATTTATTTTTATCTAAATTAATTAAATGCATTGTTCGTTGATTATATGATGTAAATGTGTGGTTTGTGTTGTAATATTTGTAATAGTTATTCTACATAAAGGACAAATAGTATTTTTTCTTGTATTAATGTTACTTTTAATTAAATTTTTAAGACAATTACCACAAAATAAATGATTACAATTAAGTAAACAGAATTCTGTAGTATCAAGTACTTCCATACAAATACAACATTCATTATATTTTTCTTCTTCTTTATTAATATTTATAAAATCGCAAGTAACAGTAATAGGAGGAGGAGGAGGAGGAGTATAAATACTTTCTGAAGTAAGTCCTTCAGTATCATTCATAGTATAATATTCAACATCATTTATAGTAATAGTAGTAGGGAATCTATCAATAAACCAACGAGGAACTTCAATTTCTTCCTGATGAATAATATTATTATTAGCTTCATCTTCCTCCTGATGAATAATATTATTATCTTGATTAGGAATAATATTATTATCTTGAATAAAAATGATGTTACCACTAGGATCAATAATTGTTGTAAAAACGTATCTGTTGTCGTTGTTCATTCTGTTGTAAATATTAAATATAATAATAATATATATTTAAGTAGTATTCATTTTTTTTATAAATTAACTATTAGAAACAATATCAAAATCCATTAAAGAATTAGAAGAATCTGAATTTTTACTATTTTTATCTTCATTATTTAAATTTTTATCATTTTTATCATTTTTATCATTATGAGATGTATTTATTTTATAATCGAATAATTTGATAACATTAGGGAATTTATTTAAAGAAAATATATTATTTTTAGATAAGTTGCCTTTTTCAAGTGTATCAAACAATTGATTAGTTAAATGAATATTATTATTTAATAATTGATTAGTTTTATCAAATTTATTAATTAATTTATTAAATTTAGCATCATGTAAATGTAAATTATATTTAATATGTTGTTTTTCAATCTCTTTAGATTGTTTTAAATATTTATCTTGACTACCATAGGGATCCATAATATCTTCAATAAAAGTGCTTAATTTTCGTGGATCCGTAATTTGAGAATCTAAATTATAACCACATAAAATCCATCTTCTAAATATTAATTTTTTATTTTTTTCAGCATTTTCGATTTCTTTAACAAACATATCATCAATAATAGAAAAAGCGGATTTTAAAATTAATAAATTAGTGATATGTTTATCTTTTTCTTTTTGAGCTTTAGAAATTTCGAGTTCTAAATTAGATATAGTAGAATATTTTTTATTTTTATTTTTTTTAGATTTTAAAACAGCAATTAAATAATTTTTTTGATTTTTGATTTCTTTTAATGAATTAATTTTACGTTTTCGTATATCTTCTAATTTTTTAATAATTAAAAATACATTAGTATTATAAATGATAGAATAACGTATTCGAATATCTTTTGGAATAATAAAATGATTGGTTTCTTTAATTTCATTAATTTTTTTTTCAATATCATCAATTTTTGTTTTAATTAAACTTTTATCAGTATTATCTTTATTGAATAATAGGGTAGTTCCGGATAAAAATTCAATAGATGTTTGTAATTTATCATATTGATGAGATGATATTTTATGTGCTTCAGAAGCTGCATCTAATTTTAAATAATTTACAAGAGCTAATAAAAAAGCGATTATTCCATTAACACAAGCTATTAAATAAGAACCCCAAAAATAATCTTTAACAATGGATGATAAAACGGTTGCTCCTGTAGATAATAATATAGCAGGCATCATAATTGAATTTAATCTATATTCACAATATGCTTTAGATTCCATATAAATAATTTTTTGTCCTTTTAAATAAGTGGCTAATATATCAAGAGCACTAGAATGATATTCATTTTCTGAGAAATAATTTTCATTAATTTCTTTTTCAACTTCTTTATAAGTAAATTTTTTAAATGTAATAATTGTATTATTATTATTTAATTTCATTATATTATTTGATAAATCTTTATTATTAGATAATAATTTATTTACATCAATGATTTTATGTAGATGATCATAATCATCATCCTCATCATCATCATTGAGTTGAAAATTGTTTTCATTATTAAGTTCATCATTTACATTAAGTTCATTATTTACATAATTAAGTTCATTAATATTATCATAATCATCTAAAAACTGATGATTAGTATGACTTAATTTAACAGATAAATCATATTGTTGATTAATTTCGATATTATCTATTATATTATCAGTTGTATTTGTATTTTCCATATTATTATTTGTAATATCTATATTCATATATATTTTCTTTAAATATATTATAATATAATGAGTAAAACATATAAAGGAGGACAACGAGGAATTGCAACAAAAGGATGGAAGAATGAAAAACCCGGTTATCGAGAAAAAACTATAATGTTAAATAAATGTGGTAAAAAGTGTTTTTTAGGTGAAAATAAATCATTTCCAATTTGTAAAAAAAAAACATGTAAAATAAGTTCAAAGGGGGTATATTCTGCTTACATTAGAGCACGTCAATATAAACATCATACTATATCAAAAAAAGCAAATAAGAAACTTATAAAAATGAAAGTTAAAAGATAATTTTTCTTTCTAAATTATTAATTGTTTTTATTTAAATAATAAAAGAAAGAAAGATAAAATAAAAATTATTATTAATTTAAATAAAAATGAATAAAATTATAAATTATATAAATTATAATATAAGTTAAATAATGTTGTTGTATTTTTACAATATATTCAAAAAAAAACAAACTGAAAATGATGAATGGGGATATTTTATAGATTTAGAAAATACTTCATTCAATTGTTCAAATAATGAAGAATTGATTCGTATAAAATATAAAGTTCCTTATTATAATAATATGGTTGAATATAATGATGATGAAGAAAATGAAAATAATTTAAAAAAGAATGATAATTCTTTTTATGTATTGATTATAGTAGGATTTTTATATATTAATATACAAAATATGATATATAATATAATAAATATTATATGTTATTGGTATCAGTATTAATATTAGTATTATTAGAATTATATACTAAATAATCTAAATAATTATTAGCACCACAAATAGTATTTCCAAATAAATTACCACAAGGGTCTATATTATAATTTATATAAGGTATTAAATTTGGTGTATTATTAATAGTTGTAGGAATATTATTATTTGTATAATTTTGAATAACAGGAACATCTAATAAATTTAAATTTGTAATTAAATTAATATATAAATTAGATTTGTTAATATCATTAACTTTTTTTTTACAAAATAAAACATTAGATTTTTTATTATATGTATAATCACTTGCATTTTGATTATTAGTAAATACTTTAAAAGTTTTATTACACGAAGTAATATTAAATGAATTTGCCATATAAAGTATATTAATATTATAAGTAATAAATTTATAACATTATAATATATGGCTGAATATGTTTTAAAAAAAACAAAATTGTTTCCAGAAACAATTTGTTTTAATAAATCTAAATGGAAATGGGTATATGGAGAATGTGGTGGAATAAATTTAAATGGAGAAGATCAATATACTTTATTAGGAGGTGGTGCTACTTCAAAAACTTATGTAAATACAACAAAAACAAAATTAGTTAAAATAATATTTCAAAGTGATTTTGCAACTCAAGGTGAATTTATAGAGAATTGTATGAATGAAGTTGGATTACAATCAGAAGTAAGTAGAATGGATATGGCTCCTATAATTTATTTACACGGTTATGTAGAACCTAGTTCAGAATATAAATCCATATTTTTAAATAAACCTTTTTATTTTATTGTAATGGATTATTTATTAAGTTATAGTGAAGATGAAGATGGATGGGAAATAATAATAATGAATCCTCATTTAAAACAACAGTTAAAACTTCAATTATATAAATTTATTACAGATTTAGTAACACAAACAGGAATATATAATACTTTAGATCCTTATGTTCATTTTTATTATAATGACTCAACTCATAAAATATATATGATTGATTATGGAACTTGTAAAAAATGTATAGATACAGATGAAAAATTGATTAAAATTGAAGAAATGTTTAAATTATTATATCCAGAGGATGAAGAAAGTGTATCATCATCATCAAAACCAGTTGCGACATCATTAAGTGCGATTTCAATGGTAACAAAAGGTGGTAAAAGTAAAAAAAGGAATAGAATAAAGAGAATGAAAATAATAAATATAACAAAGAAACATAAAAAGAAAAAGATATAATTTAATAAATCAATTTAAAAAATTCATTTGTATTAAATTAATTAATTAATGGAAGAAGAAAAACAAGATTCAAATATAAAATGGGAAAATACAATTGAATTTACTTTTCCTATAGTTGGTGGAAAAGTAATTAAAGTATATGATGGAGATACTATAACAATTGCTTCTAAATTACCATATGAAAAGTCTCCATTATATAGATTACATGTAAGATTAAATGGAATTGATACACCAGAAATGAAAGGTAAAAATATTTCATTAGAAGAAAAAGAATCTGCAAAAAAAGCGCGAGATTTTGTATCTAATTTGACTTTAAATAAATATGTAGAATTAAAAAATATAAAATCTGAAAAGTATGGACGTATTTTAGCAGATGTATATATTGATAATGTAAATTTAAATCAATTATTAGTTGAAAAATTATATGCAGTTGTATATGATGGTAAAAAAAAACAAAAACCATCTTCTTGGACAAAATATAATCTTACAGGTGAGTTTTAAAATCATACATCATAAAATACAATTATAGAAATGAAATATTTATTTATTTTATTAAATAAATATTTCAAATACTTAAATACTTAAATATCATATACAGTAGTAAGATTTATACAAAAACTATAATCCATATTATTTAAATCAATCACTCTACCATATTCATCTAATAATTGAATATTCATAGATTGAATATTCACTGGACCAAAATATTCACGAGGAGTTGTTATAATATTTAAATTATTTTGTTCTGTAACATTAAATGCGTTAAATGTATTTAATTGAGTTGATATACGTGCTAATATATTTTTATTTAATATTGATGAATTATAAGCACAAATAAAATTATTATTTACATTATTATTATAATCATCCACAACTAAAAAAATGTATTTAGGACCACTAATATCAACACAACCTTCTGATACATAATTTAAATTATTGTTATAAATACCATTTCTAAAACCAAGAAACCATCCAAATTTTAATGGTAATGGCGTATTTAAATCACTCAGTCCATTAATATCTGCTTGAAAATTAAGTGAAATATTTGTATTATTATCATTTATATTAGTAAATCCAACTAATGTTTGACAACTTCCTGTTGTTGAATTTGTTAAATTAATCACAAAATTCACATTGTTAAAAGGAGAACCTGCTAACAATAATTGATTATTTATACATGTCATAATAGAAGTATTATCATAATTTCCATCTGGAATATTAATTACAGTAGTTGATTCATTCACTATTATAGTAAAATAATTATTTCCATATTGTTTAGATACTACATAATAAGTATTTGGCAATTCAATCGATACTAAACGCATTTGTAAAACATTGTTCATGTTAATTGGTAAACTAAAATTAAAATTGGTTGAAGCAGAATTAAAATAATTCTCTCTAAATTTAGTATCAATATTTAAATTTTTTATTATAGTTCTTTTTTTTAGTGGATTTATTACTCCTGCAAAAAATTCACTTGGATAAGAATTCACATAAGGAGTTTTTATATTCTCTCTTGTTTGAACCATATGTTCTTGTATGTTTTCTATTTCTGATGATTGTAGTTTATTATTATTATTATATAATTTATCTATTTTTTCTTTTAATGAATCTACCTCATTTTTATCTTCTGCAGAATTATTTAAAATTCTATTTTTGGCTTTTACTATAAATTGTAAAGTTTTCAATTTTGTTTCTTTATCTATATTTTTATTATTAATAATATTATTTCTTAATTTATTTTCTTTATTTTCAAAAATAAATGTATTATAATTAGATGGTAATTCAAACATATCTATTAATTCATCTTTTGTATAATTGTTAATATTTAAATCAAAGTTCATATATTATATAATATAAATTTATTTAAGATATTATTATATTAAATATTAAAATTATATTCTATAAATTTATCTTTCAATTATAACACATTTAAATAAAATATTTGAATTAAGAAAAAAATAATAATATTAAATATTATTAATTGTGTATATATGTCAGTAAATTATGAACAATATTTAGGGTCTAAAAGTTGTTGTTCTTTAGGTGGAGAATAGGACCACAAGGAATACAAGGAATACAAGGTAATAGAGATTTTACTGGAGTAATGGGATCAACTGGACCTCTGGGTTATTACCTGATCAAGAGATCGCTTATTTAAATTTAAATCAACAATTCACTGGTATTAATACTTTTTCAAATTATGTCAATTTTTAGTTCCACAATCTAATTTAATTACAACTAATTTAAGTAGCGGAACATTAGTAATGGTAATAATAAATTTATTAATAGTTATATTTTCATAAAGATATATGATTATATAAAATAAAAATAAAAATAAAAATAAAAAATTGATTAATAAATTGTATTAAATACAATTCATTAAATACTATAATGGAACTATCTAAAGAACAACAATTTGCGTTTAATAAATATGTTGACAAACAAAACATATTTATTACAGGTCCAGGAGGGTCAGGTAAATCAGCTTTAATAAAAATAATAAATGAAGATGCTCATAATAAATTAAAAAATATTCAAGTTTGTGCGTTGACAGGATGTGCCGCAGTTTTATTAGATTGTAAAGCGAAAACGTTACATTCTTGGGCAGGAATAGGATTAGGAAATGGTACAATAGAATATTTAGTTGCGAAAATAAATAAAAATAAATTTACAAAAGCTTTATGGAGAGAAATAGAAATTTTAGTTGTGGATGAGATAAGTATGCTTTCTTTAAAATTATTTAATATTTTAAATCAAATCGGAAAAATAATAAGAAGAAATCCAAGACCATTTGGAGGAATTCAACTTATATTTTTAGGAGATTTTTACCAATTACCTCCAGTAGGAGATAAAGATGATTTAGAAACTCAATGTTATTGTTTTGAAAGTATTGATTGGAATACCACATTTCATAATGAGAATCAAATACAGTTAATAAAAATATTTAGACAAAAAGATGAAATGTATTGTAATATTTTAAATCAAATACGTCAAGGTAAAATTAAGCGTAAAACGAATAATTTATTATTAGGATATGTAGGTAGACCATTGAATGACGATTTAATAGTTGAACCGACAAAATTATTACCGACACGTAGTAAAGTAGAAAATATAAATAAGAAAAAGATGTCTTTATTATTAGGTGAAGAAAGAGAATATAAAATAAAATATATAAAAGAAATAGAATTATCTAGACAAGATAGAGAGAAACAATCAATATTTTCACAAAAAGAAAAAGATTTTGAATTAGATTTTTTAGCAAACAATTTAATATGTGATAAAGAGATAAAATTAAAGATAGGTTCTCAAGTGATGTGTATAATTAATATTCAAACTGATTTAGAAGTTGAATTATGTAATGGTAGTCAAGGTATTGTAACAAATTTTTGTGAAATTACAGGTTATCCTTGTGTTAAATTTAACAATGGTATAGAAAGAATAATGACACGTCATAATTGGATAAGTGATAAAATTCCTGGTATAGGTGTTTCACAAGTGCCTATTATTTTAGCGTGGGCTTTAACAATTCATAAATCTCAAGGTGCCACGATGGATGCTGCGGAAATTGATGTAGGAAGTGAAATATTTGAATGTGGACAAACTTATGTAGCACTTTCAAGAGTAAAAAGTTTAGATGGTTTATATTTAACTTCATTTGATGCGAGTAAAATATGTATAAATAAAAAAGTAAAAGAATTTTATGAAAGATTATCAATTTAAATAATAATTAAAAATAAAATTGAAATTAAAAACTTATTATTAGTAATAATAATAAATATTAAGTAATTGAAATGTCAATTGTCAAAAAGGTTGTTTTTAAAATGAATGAGGAGATGTTAATAAATGAGGATATAATAAATAAAGAGATAATAAATGATGAGGAGGAGGTAGATCGTGTAAATAAAAATATTTATAGATATAAATTTACACAAGAATTTATTGATGAATTATATAAATTTTCTAAAATTCATCAATATGATGATAGAAAAGTATTTAAAGAAGCTTGGAATGAATGGTTAGAAATGAATAAAGATATAGTTTTAAATGAAACGAATTATTTATTAAATTTAGGTTATAATAAAAATATTTTAGATAAAATGTTTAAATCTTCAAAATATTATTTTAGAAAAAAGAGTACAGAAAAAAGTGCTCCAACCCAAAGAAGAAGTTATACGAATGTTCAAAAAGTGTTGTTAGATGCGATGGATAAAGATATAAAAGATATAAATAAAATAAATTATAAACCTTCTGAAAGATTTAATGATTTTTGTAATAAAAATATAGATTTATTAAAAGAAGAAGTAAATACAATGTGTAAAAATGGTTTTAAAGATCCTATTGAAATACAAAAAAAAATAAAAAAAACATATAATAATAGATATTTCTTATTATTAAATATAAAGAAATAAATTAAAATAAAGAATGATATCAAATATAGAAATAAGTAATATAAATAAACATATTTTAAAATATGAGAATAAAACTAAAAATAAAAACAAAAACATAGAAATGTATTCAACAATTATAAAATATGATTTTTCTAGTATAAATGAAATAAATATAAGTAATATAATAAAAAATATAGATAATTATTATACAAATTATTTAATAATAGAGAATTATGATTTTGTAAATATTAGTCAATTAAATGAAACAACAATTGAAAAATTCCAATTAATAAATGATATAAAATATTTAATAATAAAATATAATAAAAATGAGTTAATAGATTTAAATACTTTTTTATTTAATTTATATAATGCCAAATTTTTTATTTTTCATATAATAGATTCATTTATATATATATTAAAAAGTCTAATAAAATTGAATTCGAATAATATTTGTTATTTTAATTTATCTCCTGAAAATATAAAATTTAATATAGATTATGGAGAAAAACCGATGTTATCTAATTTTCATTCAAGTTTACAAATTTCGAAATTATCAGTTGAATATATAACTAATATTATAAAAAAAATAAATAATTATACATATAAACCATTAGAAATTCATATATTATTTTATTTTATTGAAAATAACATATTTACTATTTCATATTCATTTATTGAAGAAATAACTGAAGTTTTTATACAAAATTTAACAATTTTAAATCTTTTTTCAGAAAATTTTAAAGAAACATATAAAAAATATTGTATAGATTTTTTAAAAAAATATATTAATAAATCAAAAACAGATATAATCACAGATATTTTAAAATATAATGATAAATGGGATGTATATAGTTTAAGTATAATTTATTTACATTATATTGGAAATATTTTAAAATTATTCTCTCTTGATGAAGATTTTTTTCGTAAAATTATAAATGAATTATCTAAAAATATAAATCCGGATCCTTCTAAAAGGAATAGTTTACACAATTTATTAGAAACATATAATGAACTTTTTAATAAAGTGAAAGATTGGGATTTTGTAAATAAAATACAAACGAATAAATTGCCTAAATTATTTCATATTTAATTTTGTTTTATTGATTTCTTCTCGTTGTCCCTCCTTTTTTTTTATAAGTTTTTCCTGCATCAATTAAAGCTTGTTTAAAAGAATAATTTTTATTTTTTAATCTGCCTTGTTTAAAAACTCTACTTGTATATAAATTCCATTCAGATGGTTGTTTTTTTGTTTTTCGAATTTTAGGTGTTTTTTTATGTTTGTTGTGTCTTGTCATTATATATAAAGTAAATATAATTATATAATTTAATTTATAAATTAGAATATTACAATTGTAAATAATAAAAAAAAAGAAAAAAAGAAAAAAATTATGAATGTAATAAATTAAATTCTAATGCGAACGAATAATCATTATTTAATAAATTTATTTCTTTTCCATATTTATTTAATAATTTAATTTGTAATTGTCGAATTCTTACAGGTCCATAGTATTCTCTCAATTTAAATATATAATCACATCCATTATTATTATTATTATTAATAATTAAATTATTAGAAAGTCCATTAAATGTATTTAATGTAATACGTCCTAATATATTATTACTAATTAATGAGTCATATGTTTGAGAGACGATAGTATTAGAATCGAAATTTTTATTAAAATCATCTATATAAAGAAAAATATAATTTTCTATTGATAAAGAAGATTCGCTTTGTATATATCCATAATATAATACAGCAGGACTAGTTGTAATAATATCATTATATGTATTATAAATATTAGCAGAATAGGTCGTATTTTTATAACCTAAATATTTTCCAAAATTACTATTGACAAAATCGATAGTATAAGAAAAGTTAGGAGAATAATAACTATTAATTGGATCATAAATATTATTAGATGGATCTATATAAAAGGAGCATTTGTTTGTTATATTATTAATATTAAATTGTAAATAATTTAATCCATTACATATATTATTAAAATAATTATTTATACTAGTTATTAGTTGTGTATTTGTATAATTTCCACTGGGTAAAATGATAGTTTGAATACTATCAGGATAAATTATCATATTGGATAAATTAATTACAAAAGTATTATTTTCAAGTGTATCTGAGATATTATCCCACGTTTGAGGTAATTCGAATGATATTAATTTCATACTAATGACTTTATATAATGGATTTTGTAATTTATACATAAAATTATTGGAAGTGGTTATACTAGAATTTTCACGAAAAGTTGAATCTATAGATAATACATTTGTTGTGATTCTTCTCTCTAATGGATTAATAGTACCTTCAAATGCGGTGCTTGGATTAGTATATACAAAATTGGTATCTGGTTTATTAACAATTGGATGATTAGTTAATTTATTATTATTATTTTCAATTACACTCATTAATTTATATATTTAATTAATATATTTAAATTATAAAATAATTATAGTAATTAAATTACATATTTTTTAAAATTTGGTTGTATTATAATTTACAATTGTATTATTTAAAATAAAATTGAAATGATTTAAATATTATAATACTATATTATATTATAACAAAATGGTGAAAAATCTAACTGGAGGTAATAAATCAAAAGGGTTTGCTCGTAAAAACACTTTTAAAAATACTAGTAGTTTAAGGATTTCTCAAGAGGAATCTGAAATATATGCACAAGCTACTAAAATGTTAGGTGGTTCAATGTGTCACGTCGTTGATTTAGATGGTAAACAATATCTTTGTCATATTAGAGGTAAATTTAAAGGGAAAGGAAAACGAGATAATTTTATAAAATCTGGAACGTGGTTATTAGTTGGGTTAAGAGAATGGGAAAAAGAAATAAAATCTAAATTGTTAAATTGTGATGTTATAGAAGTATATTCTGATTCTGATAAAGAGAAAATTAAAAATACTATAATTGGAATAAATTGGAATTTGTTTATTAATAATGATATGACAAATACAGGATCATCTTCTTCTACTGATATTGAAAAAGATGATGGATTTGTATTTATGGATGATGCAACTCAAGAATATCATGAATTAATCGCATCTCATATCGCATTATTAGAAAGTAATAAAGATAAATTAAATGTTATTGCCGAAGAAGAAGAATATATTGATGTTGATAATATTTAAATATTTAAAAAAAATATTTTAATATTAATATAAAAATTTATAAATATAATATTTTTTTTAAATATTATTTTTTTTTAAATATAAATACAATATATTTAAAAAAAAATCTTCTTATTTTTTCGTGTTTTATTCTTTGGTATATATAAATAGATAGGCATATATTTTCAAGGCATATTTTATATAAAATAAAAATTTGATTTAAAGAATTGCCTTTATAATATATAAATTATACAAATGACATATCTACAAGATAAAATAAATAAGTTTTTCAAAAAAAGAAATGAAATATTTAAAAAACCACTTGAAAAAATAATAAATAAAATGTTAAATAATTGTAAATATATAAATGGAGAAAGTTTAGAGAGACATAATTGGGGAAATAATCCACTAAAATTAAAACATATCCCAAAAAACATTAATTTACCTTCATTTGAAGAAGATTTATTAAATGCACTTAATTTAGAAGATAATGAAAAATCAATAGTAGAATTATTATGGGGAGATATACAACTTGGAAAAAGAGTTCAAGCGTGTATAATTATGTGGATTTCGGTTTATATATTAAAAAGACCAGTTTTATACATTTTTAGAAATTTGACAATAGACCAAAAACAATTACAAGATGATATAATTGGAACAGAAAATTACAATTTTAATATTCAATTTATTAGAAATTTATTTGAAGAATTTAATAATGAACTCCAAGAATATTTTCAGGAAAATAATGTTGAATATTGGAAAGATTATAAACTTCCAGAACTAAAAGATATAAATAGTAATGATATTATTAGTAAATTAAGTAATAAAGAAGCAATCAATTCAAATGACATATTTTGTTGTTTAATGAACCATACTCAGTTAGCAAAACTAAATACGAAATTTAGTGAGTATATTTATTACAATGATGAACTTGTTAATATAACCACATTAGTCGATGAAAGTGATTTAATGAGTCCTACATCTTCAAATGATAGAACTAATGATAATGATAAAAAAGATTCTACCGCGTGTGAAATATTGATTGCCAAAATATATAAAAAAGTAAAATATGCGCTACATATTACAGGCACAGCACATTCATTGTTATATAATATAACAACCAGATTAAGCGACAATACTGATATACAAATTAAAATATCAAAAGTTCATAAAATGAAAAGGTCAAATGATTATTTTGGATTATTTAATAGTTCTATAAATTTTAACACAACACTTGTTGAATCTTGGTGGGATTATCAAGATACAGAAAATCATAAAAAAAAAACTTGTTATGATATTGTTGAAGATTATAATATTAATATAAAAAAAATAATAGAAGAATTACTTAAAAGACCTACAATTAAATATAATTCGTTATTGATTAGTGAAGAAAAAATAAGAGCTAATCAATTTTGTTTAGTAGATAAAATAGTCAAAGATTTCCCTAATTTGTTTATCGTAATATATCATGGAAATTGTTTAAGATTATATTTTTCAAAAAAATATGAAAAAGAAATAAAATATTGGTCTAAATGGGACTCAAAACAATCATCCACAAGTCAAAGATTATGGCAATCAGGAGGAATATACGGCTCATCTATAGATACTGAAAAATCTGAAAAACTATCTAATAATTATTGCTATTTCAATATAAATACAAAAATATTAAATATAAAATTTGTTTATAAATTATTAAGAATTTTATTTGAAAAAAGCGATACACAAATTTTATGTAAAACAATTATAACAATAACAGGTAAATATGGAGAAAGGGGATATTCTTTTACAAGTGACGATTATGATAATTATTCATTACATTTAACAGACCAGTATTTTGTGTCTCACGCATCATTAAACTGCACTGACATTTCACAACGATTAAGATTACAAGGGAAATATAACGACTTAGAACTTAAAAATGGGAGTATGAAACTTACTTTATGGACGACTCCTGAATTACAAGATATGATACAGAATTTTTATGTAAAATTTATAAAAGAAATTGAAAAATTTATTATGGGTTGTGAGAGTTGGGAAGAAATTAAAGATTTATTAGAAAGTATAATAGATAATGGAGATTTTAAGTTTGGTAAATATATGAAGTATATTGATGTCTCAAAGAAACGAAAAAATTTAAAACCAATTAAACATTATGACAGCAAAAATAATGGTTATAAATTAATTGTTATTGATGATATGAATGATACTGAAATAAATGAATGGTGTAAAGAAACTAAATTAGTTGATTATGTATGTATTAATGAAATCCAAGAAATGAATATTTATGAATTTATTGATAAATATGGTGATTATGAAAGCGATGTTCCTCTGTGCATTGTTAAAAATAGTATTGTAGATTTTGATAGAAAAAAATTAAATGAATTTGTATTGAATAAATTTCCTTCACTACAATATTTTAAGTTAGATAGAGTAGTTCAAATTCAATCAGGAAGTGCGAACAGTGATAGATATAATGGTATACAGAATTCAATTGAACATAATGAGGCTTATAATTATTATATTACAAAACGTAAACCAAATACATATAATATTTTGGTTTATGATAGTTATGACAATATACATATCACTATCACAAAAAATAACAAAATTTTACCAAAACAAACAAACAATTATATAAAAAAAACTCCGTATATTGTTGATGGTGATAAAGTTAAATATTCAATTCTTAAAGAAGAATACAAACAACAAAATAATACTCACGGATATACAAATGAAGACGGAGATGATTTTATTGAAGACGACAATAAATTACCACAAAAATATTATTGGAAAACTCCTGATGGTTGGTTATATTTGTATGATAAAGATAAACCAGAAATTATTTCGTTAGATATAGTAGATCCTCTACCTATTAAAAATGTTATACAAACAAACATTTCAACAGAACCATTAATTAATAGTGATATATTGCTATTTGCAAATTCGTGTTGTAAAAAAACGGAAAAAACAAACTTAAGATTTGGATTAAAAAATATATTCAAAATATATGAAACATGGTGCAAAATAAATGGTAAAAAATGTTTGAAAACGCAGAAAAAATTTAAAGAGGAGTTTGAAAAAATAAATTACAAAGAAGAAAAAAGCAAAGGTGTTGATGTAAATAATAAACCTGGTAAACGAGGTTATAATATTATGGTTTCATTATAATTTATTTGACTTAAAAGTAATTTACAAATATTATATAATATGAAAGATTATATAATTAATTCTTTTATTTTACACGATAACAATACACTAATAGATATATATAATTATATAAAGTGTCGGTATGATAATTTAGTTGAAATAAATGATATAAAATCTGAATTGACTAAATTAATTAAAAATAATCTTATTTTTTTTAATAACAAAAATTATAAATTATCAAACGAAGGTAATGTAATATTAAATGACCTTAAGTATTATTATTCAAAAATTATTATTAAATTTTATAAAAAATATAGTAAAAATAATATAAAATATGAATTAAGAGAGATTAGACAAGAACAAAAACAATTGAGAAATTATTTAATTACTAATAAAACGCAAATGTGTATAATTTGTGAAAAAAAACTACCATTATGTTTATTAGAAACAGCACATCTAAAACCAAGATGTATATTAAATAATAATGAAAAAAATGATAAAAATATTGTAGAATTTATGTGTAGATATTGTCATAATTTATACGATAATGGATTTTTAGCTGTTTATAAAGGATTATTACAAGTTTCAACATTTATAAATCAGTATGATTTACATTATAATAAAAACAAACAAATACCTTATTACAATTTACAAAATGAAATATATTTTATTTTTCATTATAATTATATCTATAAAATGGGTGTTTGAAATGAGAAAAAGTGTAATATTATTTTTTTTAAATATAAATACAATATATTTAAAAATATAAATAGAATAAATATAATAAATCTTTATATGTCTCGTTTTGCTATATTAAATGAAAATATTCCAAAAAAAGTAAAATCCAGCAAAAATGAATATAAAAATGAATATTATAGTAATAATTCAAGAAATTTTACTTCATTTACTTCAAATAAAAATAATTTATATAATGATCTAAAAAATAAAGATAATCAATTAAAACAACAAGAACAAGATAAAAAAAATTTATTATCATTAAATAATTTTCCAGAATTAGAAAATATTATATTAATAAAAAATAATCAAGTAAATTCAAATGATAATTTAAGTTTTATGGATAAATTAAAAACTCAACCAATACTTAATGAAATAGAAGATATAGTAAAACCAGGATGGATATTAATTAATACAACTCCAAATACGAATATAATAAATATTATTTATAGTAATGATTTACCAAAAGAAGAAATAAAAGAAGAAGATTTACCAAAAGAAGAAATAAAAGAAGAAGATTTACCAAAAGATGATTTACCAAAAGAAGAAGATTATTATTTATTTTTTAAAATATTTCAAAGTTTAGACAATTTATATAAAAATTATACTAATCAATATATAGAAAATTGGGGTGAAGATGAATGGGAGAAAATGTTTAAATTTGAGAATTATGATTATACCTATTTTGATAAATTGGATGAATTAAATGATATAGAAAATTAAAATTAAAATTAAAATTAAATATGAATTAGTTAAATATTATAATGTATATTATATTAGTTTTTTATGAGTATTATGAATATTGAATCAAATTTAAATAATGATTGGATAATTAATTTTGATAAAATGGATAAAATCTATAAAGATTATTATAAAGATGATTTATATTATATAAATTTAAATTTTATTTATATAAATAAAAATAATGAAATTCAAAAAATAAAACAAGAATATTTTTTAATGACAACTCCTAATTATATTTTAAGAGAAGAAATAATTGAAATACTTAAAAAAAATATGTATGATAATAATTGCCGATATTCATTATTATCAATATTAAAATATAATATAACATTAGATACAAATAATGTTTCTAATTTTTTAAAGGATGATATAGATACAGATTATTTAACAATAATAAATAATGTAGATTCTATTAAATTTGAAAAAACAATTCATATGTTTCAAGATTTAAATGATGTTATATTTATATTTAATGAAAAATCAAATGAAGTAAAAAAAAATAATGATAATGCAACTAAAAAAAATATTAAAACTGTAATTCATACAAAAAATACAAAAACAAAAAATACAATTAAAAAAAGATATAAAGATTAATTAGTATATTTATTATTATTCAAATAATGACTACTGTAGAAAATTGTCCCGACAATTGTCAATATGGTGAAAAAAACCATTTAGAATATAAATGGTCTTTTGATATTAAAGAAAAAATATTACAATTGAGTTTCCAACTCATACGAAGTGATAAATTAGGTATTCTATCTCTTGAAAAAAAATTAACTGAAATATTAACTGAATTAATTCGTAATAAATCCGATGAATCAAAGTATTTATTGAGTATTCTTTACAAAATGATAGGACACACTCGTGATATTATTGATGGAAAAGGAGAATGTGCATTAACGTATATGATGATTTATACATGGTATGATTTTTTCCCTGTATTATCATTGTATGCTCTAGAAACGTTAGTTTTACAATATGATATATTAACTATTCCATATGGTTCTTGGAAAGATCTTAAATATTTTTGTGAATATTGTAAAAATAAAAATAAATCTCTGGATCATCCTTTAATTCAAAAATGTATTTCTCTTATGAATAATCAATTAAAAACAGATTTACATAATAATAAAACAAATTCTATTGATATTTCATTAGTAGCAAAATGGATACCAAGAGAAAAATCTTCTTTTAAATGGATATATGAAGCTATTGCTACTAATTATTTTAATGAATATATTATAACTGCTACTACTACTGAATTACAATGTAAAGCAATTTTAAAATGTAAAACTGAATATCGAAAAATATTATCAACTTTAAATAAATATTTAGATACTTTGCAAATAAAACAATCTAGTAAAAATTGGGATGAAATCAATTTTAAAAATGTAACTTCTATATCACTTTCAAAACAAAAAAATGCATTTTTAAATATTAAAAAAAATCATCAACCGAGATATATTGATGATATGGATAGAATTAAATGTGCTTCTAATTTTGAAACATATATTAAAAAAAGTGTTAATTATAAAATTGAACTAAAAGGAAAACGAATTGGAATGGCAGATTTTACTAAACAAGCTTGTATAATTTATAAATCTCCTAAAGATCAATTCACTAAAATAAAAACAGATTTATTAAATTCACAATGGCGTGATAATTCAAGTTGTTCTACTTCTTTTGGAAAAATGATAGCTATGGTAGATGTTTCCGGATCAATGGAGGGAGATCCGATGAATGTTGCAATTGCTCTTGGTATTAGAATTGCCGAAAAATCTATTTTGGGTAAAAGAATAATGACTTTTTCGAATTCTCCTAGTTGGGTTAATTTAGAACCATATAAAGATTTTGTTTCTCAAACTGAAATTATTATGAAATCCGATTGGGGAGGAAATACTAATTTATATGCTGCTTTTGATTTAATATTAAATACAATTGTAACTAATAAAATGAATTCAGATGATGTAAAAGATATGATTTTTGTTATTTTATCTGATATGCAATTTGATTGTGCTGATAAAAATGAATATAAAACCGTTTATGAAACAATTAAAATTAAATATGCAGAAGCAGGAAAACTTATTTGTGGAAAACCATATAATCCGCCTCATATTCTTTTTTGGAATTTGAAAAATACTTCAGGTTTTCCATCATTATCTACTCAACTTAATGTATCTATGATGTCTGGATTTAGTCCTGCATTATTAAATTTATTTTGTGAACAAGGAATTGAAGCACTTCAATTTATTTCTCCTTGGATTCAATTAGAAAAAAGTTTAGAAAATCAAAGATATTCTATTTTAAGTGATAAATTAGAAAGAGAATATTAATATTTTAAATATTATTATATTATATGTTACAATCCATTCAAAATGGGTATAAAATACCCAATATAATTCATCAAACTTTTATTAATACTAATTTACCTATTGAAATAGTAAATGTTATTAGTGAAAATAAAAAAAGATGTCCTGAATGTAAATTTCTATTTTACAATGATAATGATTGTAATACTTTTATTAAAGAAAATTATCCTGAAAAAATATATAATGCATATAATAATATTAATAGTGTTTATGGAGCAATGAAAGCGGATTTTTTTAGATATTGTGTTTTATATAAATTAGGAGGAATTTATTTAGATATAAAATCTATTATTAAGTATCCTATTTTTAAATTACTTAATAAAAATGATATTTGTGTTTTAGATTTACCTAGAAAATTGGAAACGTGGAGAACAACACCTACTTATGAACAATGGGTTTTAATTTTTGCGCCAAATCATCCTTATTTGTTAAAAATGATTAATTTAATGACATATTATATTGAAATTAAATATGAACCTTCAATTGGAGGAACCACTAATATAGATACCAAACAAAAAATATTAAATGTTACAGGACCAGATGCTTTTACAAAAGCAATTAATATGTATAGATCTGAAAATAATAATGTCATTTTACATCGTTCTATTGATTATTACAGTTATTTCACTTATTCAAATTCGGATCATACAAAAATGTATTCTATAAATAAAAAAAAACATTATAGCAAATACAATGAATCATTATATAAATAAAAAACATTATATAAAATAATGAATCATTATATAATTAAAAAATATAATAATATATAATATAATTATGACAAATAATATATGTATAGTTATGTGGTTTGATGATTCTATTAAAGAATATGCGGAAGTAAATTATAATATTAATAAAATATATTGTGATAAATATGGTTACAGTATAATTAAATCTAATATTAAAAAAACAAATATGCAACCTCATTGGGAGAGAATACCATTAATGATAGAGCAATTACAAATTTTTGATTATGTTGTATGGGTAGATGCGGATGCATTATTTTTAAAAGATAGTCCACCAATTACAAATATAATAAATGAACATTCGGATAAATTATTTATTTTAAGTGCAGATTTAAATAAAGTAAATGAATGTGATATTAATACTGGAGTTATTATAGTAAAAAAATCACCTATTAGTGTTGAAATTTTAAAACAATGGTATACTAATAAAAATATTATACGTAATAATTCATATCATATTTTAGATCAAGGTTCTCTTAGATATATGTATGATAAAAATTTATATGGATTAAAAGTTAATAGTATAATAATTCCATATGGAATTTTACAAATTTTTCCTTTACATAAGGATAATAAATGTGATGTAAACAGTAATACTATTGAGAATAAATCTAAATATGGATTAACAGATAAAGCATTTATAGTACATTTAGCTGGTTATAATTATAATCGTAGAGTATTTTTTTCTACATCATATTTAAAATATAATACTTTTAATTAAAAAAAAGTATTAAAAGTATTTGTTATTAATTAAAAAAAGTATTTAAAAGTAATTATTAATTAAAAAGTATTTCTGGAGAAATCATTATTCTTGCACCACTATTTTGTCTGGCTTGAATATGAAATGCACGATGTTCGCAATCTTCATATCTTCCATCTACAGTGATATATTTTTTGTATACTAATTTTGATTTTGTAATATTCATATGGGCTTGCATATTTATTTTTGGAATTAAATCTTTTCGAATTCTTCCATCATAATAAGTTTTCAAAAACTTATTTGTTTTATAAATAGAAAATCCATTAAATGATGAGATACATGGTAATAATTGATCTTGTGGTAATTTATTTAAAAGAGCGGTAATATAATTTTGAATTATTGTATAATTATTATTATTATTTTCAAAATGATTATAACTAAAACAATATGGATGAATAGATAATCCCCAAATATCATAATATTTAGGATTTGTATTAAAAGATAATGCATCCCAATCTTCTCTCTTTAAATATTTATTTAAAATATTTAAATTTATTTCTTTACAATTTACATCATCTAAATCCATCATTATAAAATAGGGAAATTGTTGTACATTTTTTTTTACAAAATTTAAACAATAATTTCGTGCAATTGCTATATTATGTGTTCTAAAAGTTGATATAGGTTTTTTGTTAACATAAAATAATAATTTAGAATTGATTTGTTGATATTCTTTTAATATTTGTAGTGTATTATCATTTGATTTATCATAAAAAATAACAATTTTATAATCATTGAAAAGAGAACCGATTTTTGTTATATTATCTAAATTTTTAGATAAATAACGTCCTACATTTTTTACAGGTCCGCATATACAACAATTCATTATATTATATATTTAAATAAAATTGAAATTGTATTTAAATATAAATAATATTATATTCTATTTAATTTGATTAATACAAAATGTATACAATTGTTACCGGAAGATTTAATAATGAAACACGTGATTGCAATTACGAATATAGAAAAAAACACGGATTTATTTGTATGTATTGTGTTCCATTAGAATTATCTTCAAAGATTTATTATGATTCAAATGTATTTGTTATAGAAATGAATAATTCTACTAATAAAATTGAAGGTATAGGATTAATTAAAAATAAAACGGTAACAAATAGATATTATAAAGTTCATACAGATGGAAATACTAATAGATATATTTATATTGGTAATTATTTTATAAATCGTGACACAATAATGAGTTATAATGAAATATTAATAAATGTATTAGAAATAATATTATTTAAAGGTAAAACTCATTCAAAAAGAGGAACTGGTTTAACTATATTTCCAGAGAAAATATTAAAGTTAGATATATGTCAAGGAATTAATATAAAAAAAGAAATTTATAAATTATTTATTTTTCATTATAAAAATTTAGAGAGAAATAATAGTTAATAAATATATAATAATAATTAATAAATATATGAATAATTGTTGTATATGTGGAACTGTAAGAAATGTTGGAAGATATTTAGATAAAATATTTGCTAATATGGAACAATTCGGAAATATATTTGATAATTATATTATTTTTTTATATTATGATAAATCAACGGATAATACATTACAAAAATTAAAAGAATATCAACTACGTAATTCAAAATTTCAATATTATATTAATGAAAATGAATTGTTACCTTATAGAACTCATAGATTAGCATTAGGTAGAAATCATTGTTTAACATTTATAAAAGAAAATTATATAGATTATAAATATTTTATAATGATGGATTGTGATGATGTGTGTAATTATAATATTAATTTAGATTTATTTAAATCATATTTAAAGAGAGAAGATTGGGATGCGTTATCATTTCATCATCCAAAAGATTATTATGATATATGGGCTCTTTCAATAAGTCCTTATATATTAAGTTATTTTCATTTAAATTGTTTAATAGAAAGTAGAAAATATATTACGAATATAATAAATAATACTCCATCAAATGAGTTAATTCCGTGTTTATCTGCTTTTAATGGTTTTTCTATTTATATAACAAATAAATTTATAGATTGTAAGTATGATGGAAGATTACGATTTGATTATATTTTAGAATATTTGATAAAAGAAAATATAAAATATAATTGTAAAAATTTTGATTTAAGTAAAGATGATAAAGAAGATTGTGAACATCGTGCGTTTCATTTTGAAGCAATTATTAAAAATAACGCACGTATAAGAATATCTCCGAATTATTTATTTAAATAATTTAGAGAGAAAATTATATATTTAATCATTTTATAATTAAATATAAATTATATTATAAATTATAAATAATATGACAGATATCGATACAAATGTATCAAATTATACTCTTTCAGAACTAATCTCAATCATCGGTATTGAAGATGAAAATGTTAATGAAAATGAAATTATACAAAAATCAAATTTTTATATTAATAAATTTAAAAATAAAAATCCTACAATTTCTGTTTTTTTTCAAAATATTCAAAGTCAACTTTTACAATATGCGTCTAATCTTAAAGACAATAAACATAATGATACATTT